AAAGAAATATCAATCTGAATTTGATAAACGAGTTGCTAAAGCTCTTGAAACTGCAAAATCTAAGTGGGAAACAGATAAGGCTACTGAATTAGAAAATGCAAAGACAGAAGCAGAGAAACTAGCTAAGATGAATGCTGAACAAAAGGCAAAGTATGCGGAAGAAAAAAGAATAGCAGAACTAGAAAAGAGAGAAAAAGATATAACTACTAGAGAGCTTAAAGCACAAGCTTATGAAACACTAGCAGAGAAGGGACTACCTAAGGATCTAGTAGATATACTTAACTATTCAGATGCTGAAACTTGTAATGCAAGCATTGAAGCAGTAGAAAAAGCTTTTCAATCTGCAGTAGAGAAAGCTGTAAATGAAAAGTTAAGAGGTAAAGATACTCCTAAGCTTGGAGGAAAAAATACAAGTGATAACACACTAACAGGTGCACTTGCAGAATTTTATAAAGGTTAAAAAGAGAGGATGATGTAAAAGTGGCAATAACATTAGCACAAGCAAAAGTAGGAATGGCGAATAAAGTAGACCAACAAGTTATAGACGAATTTAGAAGAGGATCTATCCTTATGGATAAATTAATATTTGATGATACAGTATCACCAGGAACTGGAGGAAGTACGCTTGTTTACGGATATACTCAATTAAAGACTCCAGCAACAGCAGGATTCAGAGATATCAACACAGAGTACACTCCGCAGGTTGCAGATAGACAAACAAAGTCAGTAGAGCTTAAGGTATTCGGTGGAACATTTGATATTGATAGAGTAATAGCAGATACTTCTGGTGCAGTAAATGAAGTTGACTTTCAACTTAAGGAGAAGGTAAAAGCTACAATCAATTTATTCCACAATGCAGTAATCAATGGAGATAAATCTGTTAAGGGATTTGATGGGCTAGATAAAATGTTAGTAGGTTCATCTACAGAGATCAATACAGAGTCAGTTATAGATTTATCAAGTGCTTCGGCGTTGGATACAAATTATAAGTTGCTATTAGATCTATTAGATGAATTTTTAGCTGAAATGGATGGAATACCAGATGCATTAATGGGTAATGGAAAGTTAATTACACGTATTAAACAAGCAGCTAGAAGAGCAGGGTATTTAGAAAAGGGCGTTGATGGATTTGGTAGAAGTGTTGATTCATACAATGGCATTCCTCTTGTGGATTTACAGTATTTCCATGATGGTTCTGCCACAAAACCTACAGTTCCAATAGTTGCAAGAACAGTAGGAGTAAGTACAACAGGACTAACTGACCTATACGGAGCTAGATTTGCTTTAGATGGGCTTCATGCAGCATCTCCAACTGGTGGTAAACTAATAAAAACATGGCTACCAGACTTTAAAACAGCAGGAGCGGTTAAAAAAGGTGAAGTTGAAATGGTTGCAGCAACAGTTCTTAAAAAGACAAGAGCAGCAGGAGTTCTTCGTAACATAAAAGTACAGTAAGGGGTGAATGTAAATGTATGAAGTAAAATTTAAAGA